AGTATTATCGTCATGAGACATTATTAATATCCACTAGTTGTAGATGATGATGTGGTTTCATAAGAACTGCTTGTTGTGTATCCAACACCAGCAGATGCACCACCACCAGCAATAGTATCCTCATTTGCAGCCACGGTTGTGTTAGTAAAGTCAATCTGTAAAATTTGATTTCGTACTGCAACAACATCAGTTGAGTTTGGTGTTACAACAATTCTAAATTTAGAAGACGCAATACCATCAACATTCGATACTGAAGTAACATTCAATGCTGTCAATACAATTTTACCAGTATTATAATCTATCGTACCAGCAGTTTCGTCTTGATATGTTATAGTTGTACCATCAGTGTAGTAGAACAAACGAACATTATTGTTACCATCATCATTCAAGAACATCTCATTTGAATTACCAGAAATATAAAAACCAGTGGATGAAAGAACTCCACCTTGAGCAGATGCATGACCAGTGTGTGGATTATAGATTGCATTATTAAATTCAATCTCATACTTTGTTGATTTGTTTAATGTTGGTTCTACAAACTGAGAGAGTTTTACTGTAGTAATATTTGAAAGAATAGATTCATCAACATCATCAATCACCCCTGTAACATAAGAATGTCTAAACACTCCATCAAATTTTTGTAGTGAAGTTGAATCATAATTTTCTAATGCTGTACGAACATTACTGATTAATGTTTCAGATGTCTTTGTTGTTCTTTTTGTGTTGTATTTAAAATTAACACCAAGACGAATAAATGTTGTGGTTGGGTCAACAATAACAGGTGTCACAGATGCAATAGTATATGTGTTCTTTAAATCAGATATAATCTGTTCCTTTGCCGATGCAGTAATTGAACCAGAAGTTGGAACAATAGAAATATATGCACGACCATAAACAGCGATAGAGTTATCTTCTCCACCCCAAACCTGTACTGATTTAGTATTCGGATATACCTTTGGAATAATAACTTTATAATCTTCTGGGGTAACCGCACGACCCTGTGCAGCATAATCTAACGGTGCGTTCAATTTGATTGACTGAACAGATTCCATTTCTGCACCACCCGATGCAACAGATAAAGTTGTTGTGGTAACATCTGTTACACCAGAGATAGATGCTGTAGTTCTAAAGTTAGTTGCACCATTCGCTAAAGTTTTATTTGTTACAAGGTATTCCATAACAACAACATTGTTATCGGAAACTGCACGACCCACAATACCATCCCCAAAGTAAATTTCAAACTGTCCGTCATCACTCTCCTGTAAGAAGTAAACGTCAGATGTAGAACTTACTTGAGTGATGTCTGTCGCAAGTGTGTATGTGGTAAAGTTTGTTGCAGCGGCATCTGGATAAACTTGAACTCTTAATGATGTAGTGTCTGCATTTGCATTTGTCAATTTAAATTTCTGGTCAACATTCTTTGTGTCAACGGTATATCTATTCTTGACCATAGTTCCTTCATAGATTGGAATATTAGAAAAGGTAAGAATACCATTTGTTGCGGTAGCAGTGTAATCAGATAATGTGCGGAATTGATATTGGACATCATCAACTGTGGATGTAAATACTGTGTTTCTTAAAATAGTAGCACTTGTTAATGCACCAAAATTATTTAATGTAACATTGACAGTTGCAGAAGGTGCTCTTGCGGAGTTTGGTGTATAACCTAAAGTCTTTGCATGAGATACAACTGAAGAACGAACTGATGCAGTGTCCAAAAACATTTCATTTGCAGCCATGTTGACATTCATTGCAAGGTAATGTGTATTGTACGCAAGTACATCTAGTAGTGCGTTAATACCAGAACCTTCAAAATCGTAATCAGTAAATTCATCTTGATTACGCATAAATGTTTTTAGATTTGTTTTGATATCATCAAAGTCAAGTTCTGTTACGTTTAGTCTTTTGTCTGTGGTTGCCATTATCGTATTCTCTCTAAGTTGAACGTCATGTCAACAAGTTCAGACGGTGCGTTCTCTAAATAAAATTCTACAGTTACCTCGTATTGATTATCATCAAAGTTTGGGTCTACTCTAACACCATCATTGGCAAGTCGAACTCTTGGTTCAAAGTTTGTGATGGTATCTTCAATCATTTTACGCAATGTATTTGAAACAAACGGTGTCATATTCTCAAACAACAAACCCCTTACACCAGAACCAATCTCTGGATGAAAAGGTTTTTCATAATGATTATACATGACAAGATTGCGTACACTTCTTTTTACAGCCGCAACATCTGTTAACGGAGTCAAGGTTTTCTTCACTGGATGTTTAGTGAAGTTGAGGTTTAAATCTTTATATACCTTTGCACTACGATTTGAATCGTTAGTCGTTTGTGCATCTCTGTATGCGGATTGAACTGCCATCATTACTCTCTTTTATAGTATTTAGTAAGTTAAACCAGATATCCTAAACTACTAAGTGTTTCTCTTTGCCATCCATAACTACTACGTCTTGAACCAGATGGGCCCCACTGTCTCTTACCACCAATATCACAATGAATAAACATACCACCACTACTTGATGGGAAGTATGCACCGATACCTTGGATACCATGTTTGACTGCAATTTCCATAAACCTCTGTCTGTCTGCAACCGAAGTATTCGTCATACGAACATCAACCGCCGTACCCGATTGGTGTTGACTTTTCTTAACTCCACCAACCTTTGCGTTATATTCTGGACTACGATATGCAGAAGTAATTGTCAAGGTTCGGCCATATTCTTTCGCAACATTCTCCATAATAGTTCTGAGGTTATCAGAAATACGAGGGTCAGTGTGTGGAAGGAAGTTGAGTAACTTACCATCGAAATCTTTTTGTGTCAAGTCTGTATTATTGTCTTCATCAACTATATTTGTATCTGCTGTCGATGCATTTGTAAAACTGTTTCCATCATTCTCTGAGATAGGTGCTGGTTCTGTAGTCTCCACCTCAAATGGTTCGTTTGAATCTACGTCAAGTCCAGCAGCGATATCATCATTTCTACCTTGAATAATTTCTCTTGCTCTTGCATCACTCATACCTGTACCAGAAACACCGAATGCGGTTTCTGCTGTCGATACAGGGTTGGGGTCAACCTCTGGGGGAAGAGCTGCATCCGCAAGTTCAATTGTTCCACCGTCTGTACCAATCTTAACAGAGTTAGATGCAGATTCAATAATGTTAGAACCGTCTGAACCAGAGATACCAGCAGGGTCATCCCCACTATCAACTGCATCGTTAAGACGAGCAGCACCATTGATACCGTTGTTCATATTAATAGTTGCGGAGTCCATATCAATCTCACCAGTAACATCCATATTTAAATCACCAGTGATAGAAGTTTGTTGTCCTTCTGCGAAAGTTTCTGTTACCTTCTTGGTCACGCTTTCAAATTTTGTATCTTCATAAACTTCTGTAACTGTCTTCTTGACATTCTCTGTCTTTGTGTCTTCATAGATTTCCGTCACTGCACCCTTGACTGTCTCTTTTAATGTACCGCCAACATTGACAACCATATCCTTATCCACGTTGAGAATATAGTTACCTTTAATATTTGTATTACAGTTGGAGTCGATTGTAAGATTACAATTACCTTTTACATATGCGTAGTTAGAACCAGCGATAATCTCATATCCATCACCAACAACTTTGAGTACCTTGTTACCACCGTCATCAATCTCATAGTACGAACCACTTCTATGTCTTTCATGAATCCTTGTGCGGTTCTTTGTATCATCGTATTCACGAATGTGTCCGCTCTCTGTTTCGTAGACATGGTTGTATGGGTATACACCTTCATATGGATTGGAAGGTTCGGCCCATGTCTCTCCGTCAGAAGTTCCAATGTTCTTATAAAGTTCTGTTAGTCTAGTTGTCTGTAGATGGTCTGTACCAACTGCTCGTCTATTGATATCAGATTCATTTGTTCGTAAAGGATACGGGCCGTAGACAGCAGTATCTTCTGTACGAGGGTCATGAAAACCAAAGTCTGGATTACCAAACTTGGATGGCATGCCTGGTAATGTTCCCATAACAATTGGTTCTTGTAATTGGTCTGGGTCACGAAAGAAACCAACAACCCAACTGCCCTCAACAATGAATGGTGGAGTCTGTCCTAGTCCATTCATAGAAGAAGTTGTGGTTGGTAACATCACCCAAGACCAAGGAAGGTCTTCAGTTGGAATTTTGTTTTTATCATCTGTATGGTATCCAACGCACCGCACACGAACACGGCCGAGTTTATCTGGGTCTTGTCTATCCTCGACAACACCAGTAAACCAAATGAATCCATCTCTACCAAGAAAGTTCTGCAT